CTGCTCCGGCTTCCTGCCACGGCCGCGCCCGGCAGTCTTCGCGCCGGCAGTGGCCAGACGCTCGTGAAGCTCGATTTCCTCGTCCGTCGCGAGACGCACTGCGCCGAGAGCCATCAGCTCCTCGTGCTGCTTCTCATTGGCGGCCACGAAGATATCGTTGGGCAGGTGTTCCTTGCCGTTGATGCGGTGGACAGCGACGACCACCGGTAGATCGGTCTTGCTCATAAATCCCCTCATGGAAGGAGGCCCGGCAGGCGCTGATACCTGCCGGGCGGATTCACCTCACCGGTTACGCGACCGGCGTCAGCTTGTAGGTGGCGTTCGGGTTGATCGGCACCATGAGCGGAGCCGACTTGAACGACAGGTGCTCGACCTTCACGTCGTCGCCCTTGACGTAGTTCTTCGGGAAGATCGGCAGCGCCTGATACTCGGCGTCACGGTCCACGATCATGCCGAAGCACTCGTAGCCCTTGATCGCATCGGCCGACCCGAGGAACACCATCGCGTTCGCCGCCAGGTAACGAGTCTGCGTGCCGTTGTCGGCTTCGTAGGTCTCGTTGTTGACGTACATCTGGATGCGATGGCCGCTCGCGCCACCGATGGTGATTGCACCCACCGGATAACGCTTGCTGCCGTCCGTCGCAGTCGCCACGCCGCGCTCGATTTCGACGCCGCCGACCGGGCGGAACTTGTCGAGGTTGTCGAGGATCTCGGTGTCCTTGCGCATCACGGCCCAGACGGACGAACCCATCTCGATCTGCACCGGAAGGCCGCCAAACTCGGCGTCGTTCATGGTGTCGACGATCGACTGCAGGTGGTCCATGATGGACACGCCGGTATCGCCCCACTGGTTGCCCGAGGTGAGGGTTTCCGTGTGGCCGGCGTCACGCAGGAAGTCGACCGTGGCCGACTTGCCGTCCTCGTAGGTCATCGTGACCGTGGCGTCGATCAGGGCGCGGGCACGCAGCCACTCCCAGCGACGCTCGATCGCGGCGACCGCTTCCGCAGTCATCTCGGCCTTGATCAGCTCGAGACGCTGCATCGGCGACAGCTTGTTGGGGTCGAACAGCGATTCGCCGATGCCGGCCTGGAAGGTCAGCGGGCGCAGCGGGTCGATCGCCTCGTCCACCTTCACGTAGGCGGGCTTGAAGCGGTACGAACGCTGCTCGGCGTTGAAGATGCCGCGGCCCTGACCCATCGGCTTGACGAACGGCGCCAGGCGACGGCTGCGGATCGGCAGCTTCTCGAAGTCGATATATTCCTCGGCCGCGCGCAGCGAGTTCGGGAAGAACGCGCTGAACGGACGAGGCTCGGGGCGCATTTCCTTGATCATCCCAAGGGACTTGCGCTGGTCCCAGAGATTGTAGGCGGTAACAGGAGAAGTCATTGTTTCTGTTCCTCTCTAGGACTAGCCGTTAGACGCCGGAGCTGCCCGTCGCCGCACGGCTACGGAAGACGAGGTTGGGGTTGCCCACCACGGCGCCAGTCTTGAGGGCGAGCGTCGTGAACGACGCGTCCCAGACCAACGGGCTGTCGGCATCCGCGTTGAAGTTGCCGGTGAGCAGCACTTCGCCGTAGATCGTGGTGTTCGACGCGCCCGACGTGGCCGCGTGAGCAAGCACGCCGATGGGTGCGATCTCCGAACCCGAAGTCGCGATCGCGGGCGTGAGGTTGCCGTTGGTGTCGAGGCCGACGACCGTGAACTGCGCGAGCGTCTTGCTGCTGGCGAGCAGGATACGCTGCGGCGTGGTCAGGCCCGGCTCGCTACCGGCGAGCAGGTTCGTGTTGACCGCCGGGTCGAGCGCCTCGAACGACGGGGTGCCGCGCTTGTCGGCGTTGATGTAAGAAACGGGAACGTCCGTCATCTCTCAAATCCCTTCTTTAGTGAGTCTGCGCCGCAGGACGGCGAGCGCAGGCAAGGCCTGCCCGACGCACGAGGGCCATCGTCGATTCCGCCGAGTCCTCGCCACCTTCGTCCTCGTTGTCCGCGCCTGCGCCGACATTGGTTCCGCCGCCGGTTTCCTCCATCGCGGCCTTCAGGCCACCCGAAGCCTTCTCCTCGCCAGCCTTCGGCGATTCAGCGAGGGCTGCCTTGGCATCCTCAACCGACATGTCGGTCTTGAACGCGAGGTGGTTGGCGAGACCTTCACGGCCCTTCGCCTCGTCGCTGCCGAGGATTGCGGCAATGCGCGAACGCTCGCCGGTGACAGCTTCGGCGACCGCCGTTGCCTGCGCAGCCGCGGCCGTTGCATTCGCGGCGGCCACCGCGTCGTCGATGTCGGCCTGGGTAAGGGCCGGCTTGTCCTTTTGTTCGGACATTTCCTCATCTCCTGATGGTTCGGACAAATCGGCCGCAAACGCGGCCAGGGCATCGTCGAGCGCACCGATCTGATCGGCAAACCCGTTCGATTTCGCTTGTGTCGCAGTGAAGCAGAGCGCCTCGGTATCCCGGACGGCCTGCTCGTCGAGTCCGCGGTTCGCGGCTACCGACGACACGAAAATTCCATAGAGCTCGTCAATCCGTTCCTGGATGCGAGCCTTCACGTCAGCTGACAGCCCCTCGTAAGGATTGCCGTCAACCTTGTGCGCACCGGCATAGATAAACGTGATCTTGTAGCCGAGCTGATCCATCGCGCCCGACACGTCGAGATGCGATGTCACCACGCCGACCGAACCGACACCGCCGGTGCGCGACACGATGATCTGGTCGCCGACGCACGCGATTGCGTAAGCCGCCGAATAAGCGGCCTCGTGCGCAAACGAGCGGACGGGTTTCTTCGCCGTCTGCTTCGCAGCGATCATCTTGTCGACCGCGTCGAAGCAGCCCGCCACCATGCCACCCGGGCTGTCGATCACCAGGGCGATCCCGCGAACGCCGTAGTCCTCGCACCCGCGCAGGAAGGCACGCAGGATGTAATCGTAACCGGTCGCCCAGTTGCCGAACTGCCACGGGAAATTGTGCAGCAGAACACCCTTCACCGGGATGTGCAGAATACCGTTCTGGACGACGTACGGACGTAGGCATGACCGCCAGTCGTCCGGCGCGTACCAGAAGTCGTCGTCCATGCCGGCGTTCTCGGCGGACAGGATCTTGCGCCCTTGCTCCGACTGGAGGATCGCATTCAGCGATGCTTCGATGCGGTCGCGCATCTCCGGCGCAACAAGCGCGGGCTCGTTCGAAAACTGCGCGAGAAGCGGATTCACGGTCATGCCGCTTCCTTCTGATTGTCGGAATTCTGGTTCGCCGTGGCAGCAGTCGCCTTCGCCACCTCGTTGACGAACACCAGGTCGAGTTGATCGCGAAGCGCCTGCTCACGCTTCAGCTGGCGGAACACCTTGCGCCAGTCCTTGCCGAGACGGGCAAGCTCGTCCTCGTACGTCGAGAGGCCCGACTCCACGCGCGCAACGGCAGCCTGTGTTTCCTTGAGCTCGTCGATCTGGCCGCGCGATGCGCCGATCCAGTCGCACTTCGACAGTGCGTCGAACTTGCTGTTCAGGACGCCGAAACGCTGCCCGGGAATCCGGCTGTAGCACAGCGCGTCGAACTTCTTCTCCGGAAGAGTCGTGAACCGCCCCGAGCCCGCGGCTTCCTCGAGCCACAGGCGATAGATAATCGTCGCGAACTTGTCGGCGATCGCCTTCTTGCGCGCCTGCATGAACTTCCAGGTCTCGGTCATCGCCGCGCGCGCCGAACTGTAGTTCGTCTTGGTATAGTCGCGGCTCAGCTGCTCGTACGAAACGCCGAGTGTTGCGGCGATATAGCGCAGCAGCGATTCCTCGAACGCCGTGCCCTGTGTCGAGTTAGCGCCCGGAGACTGCAGCTCGAGCTTCGTCCCAGGGTAGAGGTGCGGAATGCGCACACCGTCGATCGTGAGGCCTTTGGCTTTGCCGACATACCGGTTGATCGAACCGAGGAAGCCCTCGGCGATGTTCGTCATCGCCTGCTGGACCTGATCGGCCGTGAATTCATTGCCGCCGAGCTGCGCGAACAGCGTCTCCGACGGAAGGTCGGAGGTGATCGTCGCGGCGTACAGCGCCTGCGTGACGGCGTGCTGCAGATTGATGTCGCGCAGCGAGTGGCCCATGCGCATCTCGCGCAGCGCGGCTGCCATTTCCGGGACGCCGCGGGTCTGGTCCGGGCGCTGCCGTTCGAGCAGATGAATGACCTGCAGCCGGCCCCACGGCTTACGGATCGCGATTTCCTTCCACTCCGGCAGCTTGAACGTGTAGTTCACGTCCTGCGGATGCTCGGTGCGGATCTGGTAGGCGATCGGGGCGCCGAACGAATTGCGGCGCACGCCATTGCGAACGCTCTGGTCGAGACGGCTGTTCGGATCGGTCGACAGGCGGTCGCACTCGATCATCTGGATCGCCGTGTTGAACTCGGACGTGCCCTGCCGGTCCCACTCCGCCGTCGCGAGCATCTCGCCGCCCGCCAGCGTGACGCCGACCGCAAGCCGGATAAGCCCGGTGAAATTGTTCATCCGGGAGGCGTCGGGCCAGTTGTCCGGCGAGTCGGCCCACAACTCCCACAGGGTCTCGACTTCCTCCTGGAACTCGGCTTCCCAGACATCGTCCTGCTTGCCGAACAGCTGCGAGGAAACGGGACGGGCATTGAGCAGGAACTGCGCGCCGACGATGTTGTCCTTGTGCAGCGTCCCGCCGCCCTGGACGTAGGCGTCGTTGCGCAGGACGTCACGGGCGCGGGCATCGAGCGTCGGTTTGTCGGGAAACAGATCGGCATCGGCCGAGCGCAGCGGCGGTGCCCACAGCCCGAAGTCCTGATTCCACCGGTCGGCACCGTCGAACGCGCCCTGCGCATTCTCGCCGCCTGCCGCCGGGAGGGGTGCGACCACGGCAGGCGGCGAGCCGATCAGCGCGTCGATGTCGATATCGCCGCCGCTCATCGGAACATTGGCCGCATGGGCGACAGATCGACGCTGGTCGGGTCGATCTGTCGTTTCAGGTCGGCGATGTAGGCGGCCAGCGCGGCGCGGTTCGCTTGGTTGTATTGAACGGTTTCTCCGTTCGAGTCGTGAAACTGCACGAGAGCCTTGCCGATACAAAGCTCGTGATAGGCAGTTTCAGCTTCGTCGAGCCGTTCCTGAAGAGTCGCCATCCCTCGCCCGCACTGGTGAATTGGCGAGAATATGACATCGGAAAGGGGCGTAATCAATAAAGTGTTGACCCGTCCAACCGGCAAGTGTATTTGATCGGCATACGGCGGCGACGGAGAAATCGGAGCCGTTAATCAGTGGAACGAGAATCTGGCAGGGATGTAGGGGCGGCCTTCCATCGGCTCAGCGGAGTGTAACCGCAGCCCCCTGCTGCAAACCAGAGCCGCAAGCGCGGTGAACTAAAACGAGGCGTCGGCCCACGCCTATCGTCCACAATGCCGGGGTAGCGTCCGGCCCGCCGTAATTGACGCTAGACCCACGCGGACGTAAATAGGCCCCCATGAACCTGCTGAGCTACCAACAACAACGACCGAGCCCCGCGCCACTTCGGCGACGGTGAGGCTTGGGGTTCGCGAGCTGCACCGTTTCTGGGTGTAGCTCAGCTCGGTAGAGCGGCCGATTTGGAATCGGCAGGTCGAAGGTTCAAATCCTTCCATCCAGACCAAAATTGCCGGATCGTCTAGCGGTAGGACTGCGGACTTTGAATCCGCCAACCAAGGTTCGAATCCTTGTCCGGCATCCGGCTCCCGTAGTTCAGCCGGATAGAACGTCGGATTCCGAGTCCGAAGGTCGCAGGTTCAAGTCCTGCCGGGAGCGCCAGTCAACTATCAGTTGACCTATGAACGCAACAGTTGTATCGAGTCGGCATCTGGAACAGGAGTGATTTTTCGATGCAGGTGATTCAGGGATCGAACGGCGGCTTGATCAAAGCATGGATCGACGGAGTGACCGTCGAGGAGCAGGCGCGCAAGCAGCTCGACAATATCGCGTCCATGCCGTTCATTCACAGCCACGTCGCGATCATGCCGGACTGCCATTGGGGCATGGGCGCCACGGTGGGTTCGGTCATTCCGACCAAGGGGGCGATCATTCCAGCCGCTGTTGGAGTGGACATCGGTTGCGGCATGATGGCAGTGCGCACCAGTCTCACTGCGTCGGATTTGCCAGATAATCTTCACGGGCTCCGCACCGAGATCGAAAAGCGCGTCCCGCACGGCCGAACCGACAATGGGGGCGACAACGATCGCGGCGCATGGGGCGATACTGTTCCGGAGGTCGATGTCGACGTCTTCTCCGAACTCGCGAAGATCACCGCGAAGCATCCGAAACTTGGCCAGGCTGAGCGCCGCGCACCGCGCCATCTCGGTACGCTCGGCACGGGCAACCACTTCATCGAGATTTGCCTCGACGAGGAGCAGCGCGTCTGGGTCATGCTGCATAGCGGCTCGCGCGGCATCGGAAATCGCATTGGCAGCTATTTCATCGAACTCGCCAAGCAGGACATGCGCAAATGGTTCATCAACCTGCCGGACGATGATCTTGCCTACTTCCCGCAGGGCACCGAACATTTCGACGATTATTTCAAAGCCGTGTCGTGGGCGCAGCGGTTCGCCAGGCTGAATCGTGATGTTATGATGCAGGCGACGCTTACGGCGCTCGGCGTGGCCGTTCCGAAAGCGTTTGAGACCGACCTGGAAGCGGTGAACTGCCACCACAACTATGTCGTGCAGGAGAAGCACTTCGGCGCGGACGTGTTCCTCACGCGCAAAGGTGCTGTCTCGGCGAAGCAGGGCGAGCTCGGCATCATTCCAGGTTCGATGGGCGCGCGTTCGTTCATCGTGCGCGGCAAAGGTGGCGAGGCTGGCCGAAGCGCGTTCTTCTCCTGCTCGCATGGGGCCGGTCGTGCAATGTCACGCAACCAGGCGCGCAAGCAGTTCACGCTGGAGGATCACGAGAAGGCGACCGCCGGCGTCGAATGTCGAAAGGATGCCGACGTGATCGATGAGACGCCAGCGGCCTACAAGGACATTGACGCGGTCATGGCTGCACAAGCCGACCTGGTGGAAGTCGTTCATACCCTGAAGCAGGTCGTTTGCGTGAAGGGTTGACGCGCGTGACTGCATCAACTATCGCGTGATTCGCATTTCCGTCGAATGACGGTCCGAGCAGGGGGTCGCGGTTTACATCGCCGTGACGCGCCGAAAGGGAGTGATGACCTGAGTAGGCACCCCGCATGAAAGTGGTTACTCAGGCATAGGAAAGAGGCAGGGCCGACCCTGCGGAACCCCATCGAACCTGAGTGTAAACGGAGCAGCGGGGACCGTTTCCACCCTCACCCCAAACTGTCGCCCACTCGCCAAAGTCGGGAGTTGACGGTTGAGTGACGGTTGTGTAGATGGGAGAACGCAGACAGGGATTGTCGCGCGCTTTTAGCCGATGATTTCAGTTAGCAGGTCACAGCGGACGAGGCTTTGGCTCACGCCGCAGCGTGAGATGGGTAGCGAGCGGCTGACCAGACCTGTGAGGAGCTTTGCTCCGGGAGCGGCGGTCTGCGGGCCGCCGTTTCTTCTCACCCCAAACTGTCGCCCAACTCCTCGATCGACGGCCGCTTCTCCGCGTCGTCGGGCTTCACCTCCACAGCACCCGCCGGCGCTCGCACCATCGAATTCCGCGACCAGTCCGGGTCGGCCCACGCCGGCGGCTTCGACCAATCCAGAAGATCCAGCTTCGGCCGCAACGGCCCGACGCAGATTCCAAGGCAATAATAGAGCAAATCAAACGCCTCGTTTCTGCGTCGCGATGGATTTTCCCAGCCGCGCGCTGTTCGGACTTCTGTCGTCAACTGAGTGTAGAGCCAGTCGATATTCTCAATCGTCCCGCCTTCATCGTACCAGACAGGGAAATGAATCTGCCCGCCCGGATCCTCACGGCCCAACTTGTTGTGAACACGGTCCTTCAGCTTGTTCGAATTCAGCCTCCACACCGGCACGTCGCCGCGCGCGATCGCAAATTTATCCTTCTGCTGGCTGTTCGGATATGTAAGCAGTGCTTCCGGAGCGTTCGGTGATGGGTCACCTTTCACCAGGTGGAAGCGCAAATGCAGACCGTCACCACGCCGCTTCAATGAACGCCAGAACTCGTAGGCGTTCGACGTAACACTGACCTTTGGTCCGTCTTGCCGCTCGATTTCCTTTTTTCGATATCCAGTAGCTGCCGCACCGCCTGAGTCGCAGGCCACCAATTTCACCAACATCGTACGGCCTGAATCGTCGGCGAGCGGATACTCGCGTTCGAGCACCTCCGGAACCAGGATGTTCCAATCCTCCGGGTAGCTATGAGGATTCAGCAGCTTACGCTCGCCGTCCTCGTCAAACCGCTCGGACTTCCGGATTTTCCACATGTCGACATGCCAGATATCGCCGCCTTCGCCGATGCCGTACGTATGGCAAACGAATGACGGACGTCCACCTGCCTGCACGTCGACCGTCGTCACGAGGAACCCAACGCCGGGCGGCACGACTCCCCTGTCCGAATAATGCTGGGCGCGTTCCTTCAGTTCTTCCGGCAGGCGCCCGGCTTCGACGGCCTTTGGGGCGTAGGGCAGCCCCTGGTCGACGTTGACCGTGACCTTGAGCGCATCCTCGCTGCCGGTGTTCTCGTACTCCTGCAAGGCGAGCAGGTATTTCAGCACGAGATCCTTCCAGGTGACGAACGCCGCCGCAGGCCCCTTCAGCCAGAACGACGCAATGTCCGATCGCCGCGGCGTCCCGGCAATCGTGCCGTCGGGCATCCAGACCTGACCCTCTTTCACCCAGCGGCCGCCGTGGTTCAGTTCGTTGCGCCGGGATTGCGGAATCAGGGAGCCGCAGCTCGGACACGCCATCTCGGCCGCCTCGGCGGCTTCCATCGGATCGGCGCTATCCGGCCATTTCAGCAGCTTGAAGTCGCCTTCGAAAGGGTCCGAGCATTCCGGGCAGCGCCAGTACCAGCGCCGCCGATCGCCGCGGTTATACAGCGCGAGGATGCCCTTGGTCGGCGGCGCCTCGTGCGGCGTGGACGGCATCCATTTCGGATTTTCGATCTCGAAGCCGGGCGACGACTCCGCGACGCACATCCCGAACCGGCGGTACGTCTGCGCGCGCTTGCGCGCGAGGTCGAACGGGCTGCCTTCCTTGTCGACGTCCTGCGGCATCCGGTCGTAATCGAACAACCACAGCCGCGGGATCGTCTTGCCCGAGAGTTCGGAGATCGTCGGCCACTTCACCAGCAACCGCATCCCTGAGAGAAAACGCTTGTCGTGGACGTTGTCGTTCTGGCGGCCCGGCACCAATCGGTTCCGGAGCTCGGGACTGTAACGGATCGCCTTGGCAAGATCGCCCTGCGACCAATCGCGCGCCGACGCCTGGGTCATATTGATGAACATCATGTCCGCAGGGTCGCAGATCGCCGTCGAGCACAGCCAGTTGATCGCGTTGACCGACTTCCCGCAGCGCGCCGGCCCGACGAACACCTGGCCCGTGAAGTCGAGCGATTGCAACTCGTCCATCGGCTCGATGTTGTACGGCGTTCGTTCGTTGGAGAACGGACCGACGTGCGTGCCCGGATTGTTGACGATGTGATAGCGCTCGGCGGCCTGACTGACCGTCAGGCGCTCGGGCGGTCGGACGGCCTCGGCCGAGGCCGGGATCATGTCTTCGAGGAATTGGAATTTCATTCGAAGTCCGAGCTGGACCCCGAAAGGAACATTCCCAAGCCGCCGATTATTATGCAGGCCAAAATTATCATCGACAGCGCGAAGGCGGGAAATCCTAGTTCAAAAGGGAAGCTGCGAAAGACTTCCACCTGGCCCAAAATCAGCGCAGCCCACCACAGTCCGGCAAACATAGCGACCAGTCCGGCGATTCTCCTCACTCCACCACCTCCGTCCCCGCAGCTTCCACCACCAGCGACTGCGTCTGCCGCTCTGCCGGGATGCGGCACAGATGTTCGTGCAGATCACCCTGCAGGTCGTCGGTCATCTGCTGGAAGCGGGCATATTGCTCGTCGTTCAACCGGACCGCCTCGCGCATCGTTTCCGACCACAATTGGATGCGGTCCTTGATCGTCATAAAGACCAGCCCGAACACCGCGAGCACGTCTTCCGTGCGCCAGGCATCTCCGGCTTCGAGCTCGTACCGCAGCCGGGTACGCTTGGCCTCCCAGTAAATCTTGTTCAGCAGGTTCGGCAGCTTGTTGACGTCCATCGACCGGATGTAGAGGTCCAGGTCGATGTTCGGCTTCACCAGATAACTGCACGCTTCCTTGAAATCGTAGAGCGGTCGCGGTACCTTCTCGGTGCCTCCGATCCGGACCGGCTTCACCGTCAGCAGCCGCTTCTTCACGGTCGCCTGGTCCATCTCGAATACCGTGGCGAGGAACTTCGTCGTGACCGGGAGCATCAGCACCCCGGCGTCCACGAAACTCCCCTGTCCGCCGGCGATGCGCTTGCACAGCGCGTCGATCTCGTCGTCCGGAGTGTCGGGCCGCCCGCCGATCAGGCTGTCGATGTCTGCGGTCATCCGATGAGTTCCATGATGAGCTGTCGTTGGATGCGACGACCGATCCAGCGCATTAATTTCACTGCCATCGAGTTGCCGAGCTGCTTGTAGCGAGGGCCGTCGGCCGACATGAGCCAATAGCCGGGCTGGTTGTTCGGCCCGAAGCCGACTTCCCACATATCGGGTGGCCGCAGCGCGCTCGGCTGATATGTCCGGTAGAACCGCACGGGAATGCGGGTCCAGTCGTCCGGGAAGCCCTGCAGCCGCTCGCACTCGACGGGCATCAGGCGGCGGACGGCCATGTTATTTGCGATATAGGTTTGCTGCTGCGCTCCGGCTTCCGCTGCAAGCGCTCCGGCGACCTGCCCGTCGCCGCCCATCAACCGAACTTCACTGCGGCTGTTCTGCACGAAGCCAACCGCCTGCGGCACCGTTCGCGCCTCTAGCGTGTACGCGCAATCGTCCGTCCGCACGCCGATGCCGTCAGGTCCAGCATCCGGGTTCTCGCAGACTGCGCGCTCCTGAATGGCGTACGCCACCGCAGGCATCACGCCGCCGTTCGCATGGCTTTCGGAATGCCCGCCCGCACGGAGCGTCGGCGACAGTCCTTCCGTACAGTCGGCGCCGTGATCCTTCGCCGAAAAGGCTATCGGTTGAACGATGTAATCGCCACCTTGATTACCACCCACGGGGCCACCCGCCATCAGCGGCTGCGCGATGTCGGTTTGACGCGCCTTGTAATCCTTACCGCTGTTCATCGGCATAATTGAGAACGGCACAATCGGCTGACCGCGCCCGGTGCCATCCTCCGATGCGTCGAAGCCTTCCGCTTTCAGGGTGTGCGTGATGTCGCCGGTGACGCATTGCGCCTCAACCAAGAAGGTCTCGCTGTCGAAGTCGTAGCGCTCACTCGCATTCAGAGCAGCAGCAGCAGCAGCAGCAATGGGGCCGGAACAATTACCGCCACCGAATGCAACCGGACTCACCCGATTAGTGATTCGATGTCCGACGGCGACGACCGGGTCTTGTCCTCGCGTGTCTCCGGTACGCTCAATGCCCCTGCCACTGCCTGTAAGGCATGGAGCAACATCGTGGGTAACTGTTTCCCTCTTTTCGCGGCTCGGCGGAGAATCCCGGCGCACGCCGTCAAACTCAAGAAGAACCTCTCCGGGATCGAACCCGTCACGAGCACTTGCGACAACGAACACACGCTTGCGTCGTTGGGCCAGGCCGAAAAATTGGGCGTCGAGGAGTCGCCACGCGACTGTTCTTTTGGGTCCAACGACAACACCAGCGTCCGCCCATCTTTTCCCTGATGGCTTGAGCGGCAAATCTTCTCCGGCAAGCGCTGCAAGGAAATGGCCGAACGCATTGTCCTTGAGACTGAGGACTCCGGGCACGTTCTCCCAGGTGATGACACACTCTGGTTTACCGGCGGCTCGGCGAACTCGGTCGATAGCATCTGCGATCTCCACAAAACTGAGGGTAAGCCGACCGCGCGGATCGGAAAGACTGCCGCGACGCCCGGCAACCGAAAAGCCCTGACACGGTGTCCCGCCGACCAGTGCGTCCGGCGCTTCCACGGCTCCGATATCGATCTGCGTGGCGATCGTCGTCATGTCGCCGAGGTTAGGTACGTCCGGGAAGCGGTAGGCGAGAACCGCCGATGCCGACTTGTCGATTTCCGACAGCCAGGCGGCCTTCCAGCCCAACGGATACCATGCAACGCTTGCGGCTTCGATGCCGCTGCACACACTCCCGAACCTCATCCGATCAGCCCGTCGACCGAGACATCGGCCAGTTGCCCGCGCATCCATTCGCGGACATCCGACGATACCCAGAATACCCTGCTCGAATTCTTGTAGGGCCGCGCCCGCGGGAAGCTGCTTTCCTTCTGGCGCCGGTAAATCTCCGATCTGGACAGACCGGTGATCTGGACGACGCGCTGCAACGGCCAGAATTCGATGTCGTCAGGCATTGCTGTCGGCCATTCCCGCACCCCGTCGTCCTCAACCGGAACACTGATAATCAACTTTTGGTTGATTAGCAAGCCGCTTTGAAACGGCATGGGACGCGTCGGGACGGGTGAAATGGAGCGGGCGAAGGGATTCGAACCCTCGACTTCAACCTTGGCAAGGTTGCGCTCTACCCCTGAGCTACGCCCGCATCACGTCGGCGAACTATCTATCGCCACAGAAATCGTCAACCGATCAGTCCGGCCACCTCACGCTCATGGTCGAGCCAGTCGGCCCACCATTGGAGCAACCGCCGCCGCTGCGGCAAATGCTCAGCCGCATTATAGACCGCCCGCACCTTATTCGACGGGACGTGGGCCAGGCACCACTCCACCCAGTCGGGGTGCCACATCGGGATTTCCTCGCCGTCGGCCATTCGCGTCGTTTCGTTCGCCAGCGTGGAGAACGTCCGCCGGAATCCGTGGACCGTCGCCCGGCTGTGATACCCAAGCCGATACATCGCATAGAGCATCGTGTTCTCAGAGATCGCCCCCGAGCGGGTGTCACGCCCGAACAGCAACTCACCGGATGTCGCGGCCATCCGTCTGCGAACGATTTCGAGGGCCTGTGTGCTCAAAGGGACAAGATGAGGCCGCCGCATCTTCATCCGCTCTGCCGGGATTCGCCACTGCGGCCGCTCCCCGCCGAGCCCCTCGAACTCGGAGCGCGCCGCGAACCTCACCTCCACCGTGCGCCCGACCGTCAGGATCGTCAGCATCAGTGCGTCTCGAGTGACATCGTCGATGAACTGCTCGGGATCGGTCAGCCCGACCAGGAAGCCGCCCATGTCGGCAGGCCGGATAAACGCCCGATGCTCAACCGGTGCCTGCTTCTTCAGCGCCTTCCGGATGTCCGACGTCGGATTCCTCACGTCCAGTCCCGACGCCGCGGCGAACTGGAACACGGCATCGCAGTCGGCGCGCATCCGCCAGGGCAGCTCGGCCACGCCCGTCTGTTCGATCTTCCGGATGACCCGCAGCATGTCGGCGGTCGTGATGGTACGGATGTCCTGGTCGCCGATCTCGGGGAAAATGTGCCGCTCGAGCCTGCGTTTCCGGATGTTGTAGGTTCGCTCGTTCCAGTGGCTGCGGTTCGCCTTCATCCAATCCTCGGCGAACGTGCGGAATCGCAGATCGGCTTCGGTTGCAGTCGCACGGCGAGCTTCGATCGGGTTGATGCCGGCGGCGATCTTCTTGCGCGCGGCATCCCGACGGTCGCGCGCATCGCCGAGCTCGACGTCCGGATACACGCCGAGACCCATCAACCGGCGCTTGCCGTCGAGCATGAAACTCAGGCGCCACCACTTCGAGCCGTTCGGATTGACGATCAGAAACAGCCCTCGGCCGTCGGTCAACTGATACGGCTTCGCGCGCGGGCGCGCCTTTCGAATCGCAGCGTCAGTCAGGCGGTCCGCCAAATGTCATAACTCCGAGTGTGGATTCCGGGTTATGACAAATTCTCTTACATCGCAACCGGGATTGCATGGGACAGTATGGGACGCCTGTGGACTGATTTCCTCTAGGCCGGGCAGTGGCTTACGCAGTGATTCCGGAGGCGTGGGACGGTATGGAACGGGTGCCCCGGTGCCGGATGCAGGATTCGAACAGCAGAGGGGAAATAGGGCGTCTCGGCCCATAGTTATGACAATTTCTATGACATGCGTGCTGGGAAAGCATGGCACAGCATGGGACGCCTATGGACGGTGAGGCCTCGCCTCGAGCAGTGCTGCGATAGCCGCATCCTCGGCTTGGCGGCGCCACGCTTCCAGCGTCTGAACGCGCATCGTCTCGTAGCCGCCGCCGACACCGCCGGGGAAAGCCAGTTGCAGGTTTGCCCACTGTGGCTCGCAACGCGACCGGACCGCGCGCAGCACGGTGTCAGCGGGTTCTTGGTTCGAAGATCCGAAGGTGAGCGTCTCGGACAGCACACACGCCTTGTACGTGTCGCGCGCGGCGAACATCCGGTCGCCGACCGGATTGGCGGCCGCAGCGACGATCAGCAGAGCGATCATGCGACTGATAATAAAGGACGCCGGGCCTCTAGGGAAGCCCGGCGTCCGCGGCAGCGTTCGGCACGCCGTCGGTTTTCCCCGCCCGGAGTCGCGGTCGGGCGGGGAAACTGGTTATTGGCGGAGTCTCGGCAGCACCGCATTCGGTGGAATGCAGAGCTTGTCGCCCTCCTGCCAGGCATCTTCGGGTACTAGGAAGGTCCATTTATCGCCAGCCTTGGCCTTGCGCAGCAGTCCGGTTGACGTGTCGATGCACACTTCATCACCTGGAAGGATGCGTTCGGCAGGCTTCATGGCAAATTCTGCCTGCTTGGCGCGCGGTCTGGACGCTACGCCCGGAAAATCCCGCGTACCCCAATCCTCCATCAAAACCGCTCCCTGAACCCGACGATCTCGCGCACGCCTTCGTCGCGCAGATCGACTTCCACCTTGCCCGTCTTGCCGGGCTGCCCGAGCTCCATCGCCATGTCGGTGATTTCGTACAGGCTGAAGTTGAAGGCCTCGTGGCGCACGACGCCGATCGGAATGGTATTCCTGAGATCGGTCGGCACGGAGAACACCTTGCGGCCGTCGCGCTCCTCGGCGACGATCACGTGCATATCGTATTTCGCGCCGCGGATGATCGCGCTCAGATCGATGTGCTGCGCGAGTGCGTAGCGGTCGTTCTCGTCGGGAAACGCGACCGCAGCACCGTCCATCTGCGCCAGGCCGGCGACGAAATTGACCGCACCGTCGACCAGTGCGTTGCGCTGCCTGCGCTGGGCCGGCGACGACGATGTGTCGGTGCCGAAGATCAGCCAGGATTCGTCGACCTTCAGGATCTCGGCCAGTAGGGACGAACGGGAGTGGTGCGGCATGGACTCGCCGGAGAACCACTTGCGCACGCTCTCGAGCGACACGTCCTGGCCGTGCTTGCTCATCTCGTCCTGAACGTACGTCAGGCGCCCGGACCGCAGCGGCGGCACGTTCGGGTTGTTGTCGGCGGCCTTGTTGAGGCGCTCGGCGAATTCCTTGTGCCGGACCTGACCCCAATACTGCTTTTCCTGACTTTCGCCTGTGCGTTCCCACAGCTGCGACATAACTCAATCCACCCCTTCGGTTTGTTGACTACTCAACTTGTGGTTGAGTGACTATGCCGATTCGTGAGAGGTGTCAACAGTTGATTTCAGCCGATGAGGAGAGCGGATTCGATGCGTTCGCGAACACTCTCTCCCGGTCGCGCCAGAATATAGATGCCGCCAGCCTTCACCCAAGCCCGTTCGAACATGATCTGGGACTCACGTTGCCTTCCGGTCAGGGTCTTGGTCTCAACCGCAAGTGGACGTGAGTGCGTGGCGCCAATCGCGTCGCCGGAACCTTCGAGGCCGAACTTGACCGGGCGGGCATTGCGCAGGATCACCATCCCGTGCTCAATCCGAACCAGCGTGCCAGGGCGGCCCTCAACGCGATTGCCCTGCCAGGCCTGACCGGTGTTGTTCCTCCAGATGATCGTCTTCGGCATCGCCGACACATCGATCAGCTGCTCGGCGAGGTATCTCTTTTCGGAGGTCACCGCCGTATCCTCCCGCCATGCCGCAACTGGAACTGCACGCGCGCCCAACCAGGTTTATGACCGCGCTGCACCCCGAGCCGTTTCCAATCCTCCAAAGTCCGGCACTGCCGTTCCTCGATCTTCCGCGCGATCCGGCGTTCCTCCTCCCGCTGCATACGCTCGACTTTAGTGAGTTCGCCTTCCTCGGTTTCCAGTTTCCTCGCCTGCACCGGAAACGGCTCCCCGCAGCCCGGGCATTCGGTCACCGTGCTGGGCGACACCCGGAAGCACGTCTTGCACTGCCGCACGGGCAGGGCGTCCGAGGTGTCGCGCGTCGCTTGACGCTTATCACGGCCCTGCAGGGACCACTGCTGCGGGTCGTCCGGGAGGCCGTGGCGCAGGGCGTTGCCGGCGTGGTCGGCAATGATGGCGCGGGTCTTGCCCGGAGAAATGCGCAGCGGCCGAGAAGCCTGCTGGACGAACAGCGACAGGGATTTCGTCGGCCGTGCCAGGCCGCAGTAAACCATTCCCGGAACGTCGACTCCTTCGCCGAAAAGGTCCACGTTACTCATTATCCGGATGTCGCCTGCCCGGAATGCGTCGAAGATCCGCTCGCGCTCGCGGTCGGGAAAGCTGCCGTCAACGTGGGCTGCCGGAACGCCCTCTCCCGAGAAGGTGTCCGCCATGTGGCGGCTGTGCTCACGGGATGCCGCGAACACGATGCCCTGCTCACCCGGCGCCAGGCGGTGATAATGCTCGACCACGTCACCGACCAGCTTCGGGCGATCCATCAGCTCGGCAACCTCGCCGCGGTTGAAGTCGCCGGCCGTGGTGTGGACTGCTCCCAAATCGGGAACAGACGGCGCGTAATAGTCGAACTGCGACAGGAAGCCGCGCTCGATGAGCTCGGCGACCGACGGCCCTTCGATCATTACGTCGAAGTGGTCGTTCAGCCCTCGACCGTCGAGCCGCTCGGGCGTCGCCGTCAACCCGATCTGGAAGGCATCCGGATAGGCCGACAGCACGCGCTCCCAGGACGATGCCCTCGCATGGTGAGCTTCATCAATGATCACGAGGTTCGGCGGCAGCAATACAGACAGTCTGTTCACCAGTGTCTGTACGCCGGCGATCGTCACGGCAGCATCCTCCCACGGCTGTCCGGCGGCAATGAAGCCGTGCTCGATCCCGAACGCCGTGAACGTCCTGCTGGTCTGATCGATCAGTTCTTTCCGGTGGACGACGAACTCGGACGTCAGGCCAAGCGCGGCCGCGTTTCCCTGCATCGCGGCGGCCATGACGGTCTTGCCTGCGCCGCAGGGCAGCACCAGCAGAATTCGCCGGACGCCAGCTCGCATGAAATCCGCCGCCCGCAGGATGATGCGTTCCTGGTAATCGCGGAGGGCGCGCTGGTGGATGTGATAGGAGTCGAACGGAATTGGGCCGGGCGGCGGCCCGACGCCACCGAATACGGACAGCCGGAGAAATTGGAGGGCGGTGTCGCTGTCCCGAATTTGTATGCAATTTTGGGACACTGGTCAGGCTGCGAGGGCGAGGGCGAGCCAGCGGAGGGCATCGTTCGATGATGACGGAGTCCTCTCGGGGCGAAGTTGACGCGACCAACGCCACTTCGGCTCCGTGGGGTGTTTATCATCACGCTGACGGGCGTTGCAGTTCCAGGAACCGCCTGCCGTTCGGCCCTCGCATGTCCATCCGGCTGCCCGCAGACTATCTCCCGGTTCCGACGCCAACGTGTAGGTGTAAATTTTCCGGTAGCCCATCTCCTTTGCAGCGCGAGCGGCGGCGCCATAGAGGAAAGAACACGCGTTTCGCGTGCCATTCGTGCAGAGGCGCGTCACCTCGGCGTTGAAGCCGTTATCCAGTGGGCGGGCGACCGGGCGACCGATGATAGCTACGCCGACCAACTCGCCGTTCTTCTCGGCACCGATTGAGAATTTGTGACCGCGCGACTCTCCGTGGTGCCGATGCAGCACTCCAACGAAGGCGTTGGCTTCCTTCAGACCGATAGGTACAAGTTCCATCAGTGAGATGCGCTCAGCAGGGGCAGATGCAACCCATCGAGCCGGCACAGCCGCCCAAGGGACATATCTTCCTCTGGCGCACGAGGTCTAAATGCACGTCATCGACCTTCTCGAACAGGAGTCGCTTCTGCGTTTCGAACTCGCCGATGACGCTGACGATCTCCTTTCGCATGGTCGTGACAGGATCGGCCTTCTGCCAATCACCCCAGCCGGTCTTTTCATGGAGGTTCGGACAGTGTCTCATCTTTAGTGACTCCTTAAGCCGCCAAACTCAACGCCAGCCAACGGAGGGCATCTGCGATCGGATCAATAGGCCTCACGACATTAGTGAGTCGACGTTCAGCGATTTCGACATATTCCGGATTCAACTCGCAGCCGACGTAGTTGCGACCATGCTGAAGGGCCACGAGGCCCGTCGTGCCTGCGCCGAAGAAAGGGTCGAGGACGGTGGCTGGGACGACAGCTGCGTTACAGTCGCATGACGGCGACCATCCCGTCGTCGTCGTCGTCACGACGGGGCCAAGCCGGACATCATAATTGCCGGTCGCGGCTTGGCCGATGCCTTCGTGCTTCCCGCCGGGCTGCGTACCGGCTGCTCCCGATCCCCCGCGGAAATCGCGACGCTTTTCAATCTCTCTTACCCACGGCGCCCCACATTCCGCGCAGACGCCACGCTCCGACGTGCCGGCGAGTATGCACGGCTCAATCAGGTCGGGCGGGAATGTCGCGAAGTGGGCTTCCTTGAACGGCTTGGTCCCCACGAACCAGACGTCGCGTTTGTTCCTGAAGCCGTTGTAGATGGCGTACTCCGGCGGTCGTGAATTCACCTTATCAGTGCCGCTACGCTTCGCCGAACCTTTGGCACCCTTCGTGCCGGCGGGCGTAACGGCTTCCTCCTTGATCGCCTCGCTGTCGAAGAAATACTTCCTCCGTTTCGTAAGCAGGAAGATATGTTCGTGCGACTTAGTGCAGCGGTCGCGCACACTCTCGGGCATGGTGTTTTTCTTGGCCCAAATGATTTCCTGACGGAGATACCAACCGTCTGCCCGGAGGGCGAAGGCGACAAGCCAAGGGATGCCGATCAGGTCTTTCTCCTTGCATCCTAGAGGTAGTCCTGCGTTCGGTCGACGTCCTGCATCCTTCCAGTCGTTCTCAACTGCGATCGTCTGCGGGGCATTATATGTCGATCGGCTGGCGTAGTTGTCGCCTAGATTCAGCCAGCATGTACCATCATCGCGCAGCACGCGGCGCACCTCCCGGAACACCTCGACGAGTGCCTGCACGAATTCATCAGGCGTCGCCTCGAGGCCGACCTGCTGGTCAACCCGAGTGGCACCACACTTCCGGCAACTGTCGCGCTGGACAGCCTCTTGCGTGAATGTCCGGTCTGCCCGCTGACCCGATGCGCCTTGCGACCCGGTCGTCAGTTTATGATCGCAATCCGGATCACCGCCCTCCCACTTCCCCGTCCCATAATCCCGCAGCCCGAAGTACGGCGGTGAGGTAACACAGCAATGCACGGACTGATCAGGCAGCGTGCGCAGCGTTTCGCGGCAGTCTCCTGTCAGAATCATACTCACGCCGCCAAACTCAACGCCAGCCACCGATACCGGTCAGCCTTCAGCACCCGGACCCTCGCGGGCTCCGGCGGTCGACGCACGGCGCCGATGTTCCGCAGGATCTCCTCGGCCTCCGCGATGTACCTGTCGTAATCCAGGTCCGCCGGTATCCCGTCCGGCAGCGTCATCACGGGCCGGCAGCCCTGCGTCTTAGCAACCGTCTTCCAGTTGTCCGTTCGTGGATCGCGTTCCTTGGTCCGAATAAAGCCTTCGGAGCCCTTGGCGAGATACCAACGCACGACCTTGCCGAGGTATTCACCGTCGTCTCCGCCGAAGTATGCACCCCCCTTCACAGTGCGGACACTGACGAACTGTCGAAAATCGTCACAGCCGTAGATCGTGTCCTTGATCGGAACGCCCTTGGTGAGACGGTCGATCACGGCCTTGACGCAGATTTCGTTGGCCGGGTTCTTCTGCGGCCCGGTCTCGGCAAACACACCCTTAGTCTTGACCGAGCCATCGGGTTTGACGGCAATGTAGTTGTTCACATCTCGGGAATAGAGCGCAGAGTAGCGCGTTTCCTCGGTCTCTATTTTAGTGTCTCGCTCCCACTCGGCAATGATCTCATTCCATTTGTCGAGTTGGCTTGGATGTAGCTTCACCACAATGCCGTCGGTATTCGCGCTGATCACCGTTATACCCGCGAGGTGCGCTTCCTCTACCAATCGCAGAAGCAGCAGCTGCCCCGTAAGTGTGACCTGAATCATCACCTTCGGGTCGTACATCCACGAATACCTGGAACCGTGGAGCCCGAACGTGGAATTCACGACGATCTTCAAAGATTCAGCTACGACTTTCCGACCCTCCGCCTTCGCCTTTATGCGAGTGCGGACGATGTCCCGGAATACCTTCAGGAATGTACCACTCAGATGGCGCGCGGACCACCCGAAGCTAAGCATCATGTTCGGATAAAAGGATTGCGCGTCCCGGTCTACGATCAGAGTCTTGTAGTCGGCGAAGTGCGCAACTTCACTCTCCTGCGAATGCAGCCCGCCTATACCCATTCGATAGACGCCATCGCCGATCCTGACATCTCGGTTTTCTAGCACCTTCGGCAGCGTCAGCTTTGAGCCATCCTTGGGCACTTCAAACCTTGCCGTCGCAATGTCCGCCATGACTGCGCGCATTTCGTCGGTTTGGAAGCGCAATATTCCTTCCGGCGGGTCGTATCCGAATTGCGTACCTGGTTTGATGTTCGGACGTTCTGGCTCACGGCCGTCAAGTTTCGTGATCTGATGTTTCAACACCGCAGCCGCGACCTGTGCGTCCTTCTTGGAACGAAGGTCGATGCCGGCCTGATCGCGCATCGAAATGCGCAGATCAATCTGTTTTTCGAGCGCGCCGTAGAGTGCCCATGTCGCGTGAAGGTCGTTCACGTTGTAGCGCAGGATCAGTTCGATTTGATCCGGGGTAAGCACTGCATCCGATGGGAACGGGAGCTCCTGCAGCCACGGGACATGCAAGCGCGCACCGTACAGTTTCAGCCCGACCAATCCCGGAGCGACATCGATTATATCGACGTGGTTCAGCTTCGGGATGCGCAGGTTATACATCCGCTCGAAGTCCCACGGCATCAGGTTGTTGACGATGATCCGGTCCGAGGCGGCCTTCAGCGTCGCATTGCTGGCACCACTAATTGCCAAATAGATCATCGGCACGTCATATCGGTTGCCGTTGAAGCTGATCAGCAGATGACCGGCCATGATGCGGCGCACGCGCTCCCAATCGACGGGTTCGACGCCGGGGGTCAGCGTA